GTGACCATGTAGCCGTCGGCATCGCCCGCGATCAGCGTGACGAAATCGCCGCGGCGCTGCGTGACCTTGGTGAGCACCAGATTCTGGTTGTCCGCGCCGGCCACATCTGGCGCCAGGATCATATCGGCAGCCGCCGGATCGATCGTGACCGCAGTCGAGCCAAAGGCCCCAACGGCCAAGATCGTGATGCCGCTCAACCCGTCGGCAATCGCCGGGAGCGTCAGCGCATCGGCATCACCCGCGTCAGTCACACAGAAGAGCTTGCCGCAATCCTGCGCGTCGAACGTCTTGACGCCGGTGAGGGTTTCCCGAACGGTCTTGTGGCCCCAGGGATCGCGATAGTTCAGTGCATCGAACGCGACGACGACCACCCCTGACGACACGTACCGATGGACGAAACCCACGAACACAGCCCCGGCCGGATTGAAGGTAAAGGCGTCATCGTCAGTGGCGTAGACCGGTTGACCGACATCGGTGATCACCGCACCGGAGACGGCCAACTGAATCTTCCCGCTTTCAATTACACGCACATTGAGCGCGGCGGCGGCGCCAGCCGCGTTGTCTGCCTTCGCTTCTGCGAAGCCGGCGAACCGATTGCCGGCCGCGAGCGGCTGCGCGTGCCCGCTGGCATCGACCAGACCGACCGCCGCCCCTTCGTAAATGATGTCGGATGCAATGACCGGAAACTCGTTTCGGCTGCCCCCCTCGTAGGCCCGAGGCTTATTGGCCGCCAAGGTTGTCCCCAGCAGGAACGGCGCGGCCATGAGCCAGGCCCACAGCGAGTCCCATCCGGCAGCACTGGCAGGAGCCGCCGCCCCCGGTGCAGCCCCCACTTCAGACGAGGCCTCCATCGGCAGCGCCCATACCATCGGCACCGCGACGGCCATCACCAGCATCACTACACTCAGGAGCCACCCGCTCCGCATGCCCCATGTCTTCATAACGCCCTCCTTCGGTCTGTGAAATCGTTTCCGTGCCTATCTCGCGCTGTGCGCCGTTTATTCCTTGCTCTTCTGCAAAATCTTAATGCCGCCCCGAGCATCCGCCTTCGCGAATCCCACATAGGCGGGCAAGCTGGTGAATTCATCCCGCACGCCGTTGACATTCCCCTCCCACTCGGCCTTGCAGCGCTCTTCCAGCGGCAACGCGGACAGATCTACCGTGGTTTTCTGATCTTCCGATCCGCCCCCGGCGGTCGTCGGCGCCGCGTTCGTCAACTCGGCGAGCTTCCGGAGCTTGAACGTCTTGGCGGCCTCCTCGACGCTCGCGCCGAGTTCAATCAACTCCTTCGCCAGCGCCTCTTGCCCGGGCAACATGGCGGCAAAGATACCGGAGACGCGGACGCGCTCCGCCGCTTCACCGGCCGCATAGGCCTTCCGTCGTTCGTCTTCGCTCATTGCCGCCAGCTCTTTCTTCTGCTCGTCCATGAATGCCTCCATACGTGAGAACTGCGTGGTCATGGCCGCGAGAGCCTGTCCGATCGGGCCCTCCAGCGACCACCGATTCAGAAATGCACTGACCTTACTGGCGAGACTCTCGCTCGCCGAAAACAACCCGCCGGGATTCGCCGCGGGCTCATCCACCACATCCGACGCGAACAACTCCTCGACGCGCGCCAGCGCCGGCAGCGGGAGGCCATCCTGCCCCTTCGTCCGCGTGCCATCCTCTTCGAGTCGGTATTCCGACTGCCCGGAAAACACGATCGACGCGCCGAACGCCTGCGGATCCCGCTCCGCGAGCCCGAGCACATAGGTATAGAGATCCCCCTGCGGGGCCTCTTTTGCCGACTCGCTCAAATGGAGATCGCCGACGACCCGATTGCCCACCTTCTGAAAATTCTTCGTGCGGCCGATGAAGGTCCCCATTGAGGTGCTGGAGGCATTCGGATGATCGAACCGGGATTTGATGCCGAGCTTCGCCTGATTCCCCAGTGCGACAACCTGATCCAGCGTCTTCTGGTCGATCTCCATGTTGTGGCCGAGCGCCGGGCCCTGCGTAATAACGGCATAGCCGTGAATAATGCCCCGCTCACGATCGACCGCCGGCGCCCCAGCGGTGAGGTCGATCCCCCGGCAGACATCGCCGCGAAACCACCGGCCCTCACCGGACAAGCCGAGGTTCAGCGCGGCGTCGAGCTGCTCCGCCAACTGATCGGCACTGAACCGCACCATCCCCTGAGTCGCATCGGTCATGAGGTCACCCCTGCTTCATCTTCCATCGGTTCTTCCGGTGCGGCTGGCCGGCCAGGCCCCGCCGGTGTCGATACCGGCTCAGCGAGGCCGAGCTCCTTCCGACGGTCCTGCTCCCGCTTTTGCTGCACCAGCACATCTTCCCAATCACGCCCCTGCGCGCCACACTCATCCGCCAGGGTAGACAAGCGGTTCTCAATCGCCATCTTCGACGATTCCACTTCCTTGACCGGATCCACCCAGCCCCAGCCTGGCGCAATCCAAGAGACGCGCTGCCAGTCTTCCCGCTGGTCGCCAAATAAATTGACAGCCGGCAGATCTTCGTTGAGCCACGCTTCGTCCAGGACCCATTCCCAGCAGGGCTGACACAATCGGCTGGCCAGCCAGGATTGATCGGCGCGAAAATACCGACGCGCTTCCAAGAGGGCAGCCCGGGCGCTGCTGTAATTCGTGCGTGAAAAATCTTTCAGGACGAGCTCAAGCGGCAGGCCAAGCGAGGCCCCGATGCTGCGCAGGACCGCCAGGACAAACGGCTCAAAGGTTCCACTCGGCCGCTTCGGATCGCCGAAATTGACACTCTCCCCGACCCCGAGGTACTGCACCATCCCCGGCTCCATCCCTTCGAGCCGGGTGCCACTCGCATCCGTCGGCGTCCCCTCAAAGGCCGCGTTCGGATCCGTCTTCGTGACAAACGCGACAAAGCAGGCCGCGACGCGGGCCGCCACGATCTCGGCCTCCATGAAATCGCCCAGATCCTTGAACGCGGAGAGCACCGGCGCAAAGAACGGCTCGCCCCGAGTCTGCCCCGGACGCTTCACTGCATAGAGATGCAACACATTCTTCCGTCCAGCCTTATTCATCGCCGGATAGCGCACCCACTCGTTCTGCCCGGCACGCGATGGCCCCAGCAAGACATCCCCCGGGTGATGCCGGCGGATGTGATAGGCGATCGGCTCGCCGCGCTCTCCCAACTCGACCCCGTCGCGCACGTTCGGATTGCCGCGCAAGCTCGGCGGCGTCTCCACGCGATCAGCCTCGATAATTTCCAGCGCGAGGCGGTAGCGCCGCGTCGGATCATTCTTGAGCATCAACGGCAAAACAAAGACTTCGCCGTTTTCCAGAATCTGCCGCTTCACCAGCGCCTGGATCTCGTATAAATCCATCCGGTTTTGGCTGTCCGCCGTCGGGCACCAGCGCCGCCACGCGCGTTCCGCTGCCCGCGCAAAGAGCGTGACATCATCCAACCGGAGCCCGAGCGCGTCGGCATCAGGACGGCTTTGCGGCCGGAGCCCGGTGCCGACGACATTCGCGACGACGGTGCCGGTAATGGCGCTCGCATGCGCATCGTTGCGGTTCAGATCCCGGGAGCGTTGTCGTAAAGTCGGGAGATCCCCGAGGAGATCGGCGTCAGCAGAGCCGTTCAGGGCTTTCCAATCGCCCCGGAGACGGTTCTTTTCGGCGCCGCGATACGAACTAAGCATTTTCGTGGCCGCCCGCGCCTTGAGCCGATTCAGGGCCCACCGCGGCGAGACGATACTGAGCGCGGCATCGAAATACGCGCCGGCTTTTTCCAAGGCGGTCAATTGCACAGGTGGGAGGGCTCGGCGCGTCACGACGGCCGCCCTCCAAAGTTTACGTAGGTCCGGAGCGGCCCATTTGATCCGCTGGACGTTGTGCGCGCGACGAGCTTTTGCTCGATCGCGAGGAGTTGATCATAATCATACTTGACGCGACGGCCATTGAGCTCCATTTCGACGAGCCCACCGGCCAGGATCGCGTTATTGATCGCCGTCCGGACGTTGGTGAGCATCTCTTCGACCGTGGGTTCCGCCATCGCTTCCTTTGCGCAAACAAAAAACGCCGCCCCAAGGGGATCACTCCCCTCAAGACGGCGTTCCGGTGGTGCCAGAAATGGCCGAGACGACTATTTATGCACTGAGCGCATGCCGGACCGACTCAACAGGCTTTGGTGCTTGACGGCTGGTGTTGGTCTCGATGCGCGTGACCCCACCGCGATAGCACTCAATGACGATTCGCCCGGTGAATTCGACCGGCAGCATCTTCACGTCCTCTTCAACCCAATACGGTAATTTCATAATGTGTGAAGGGAAATACCACGATCGCACGAGAAGGAAAAGGGGGGTAGATCGAACGGTAGTTAACTGGAGGAGCGCGCCGACATTATCTCCAATCCATCAACCGTCAGGAAATCACCACCATGATGAAATGTAAACGTCGCGAGACCACGCAACCAGACCAATTGACCGCGATATATGACAGGCTTTCTCCCATGCTCACTCAGTTCTATAGCGGCCTGCAACTCTTTCACCTCATCGATCGTCCAATACTTCCGTTCAGAGATTTTCACGGCGACACCTCCTGCAGCTTAACACCAACATCACACTGCCTCTTCACCAGCTCTCCGCCGAACAGCTGCTATACTCATTCATACACTGCCCTCCTCAAATACTCTCGAATAAACCTGATCAACTCCCCGCGCAGCACGTACCGCTCACCGATATTATCCCGAATGAACTCCAATTTCTGTTTTTCCAAATAATAATGGATCATCCCGCGATTGAGGTGCAAGAGCGCCGCGATCGCCGCCGGACTGAACATGGGAAACGCGGGGACCATGACCGCCACATCCACTGCGTCCGGTTTTGGCTGATCGAGTGAGGCCGCCAAATCAGGAGCACCGCGTGGACGCACACGGCTCACCCATCCCGGTTTCCGCTCATTCCACGTCACCGACGGGACATCCATCCGCCCGGACGGCGCGGCGACTGGCTGACCGATGCACCGGCTGCCACCGGGACCGGCACAGGCGCCGTCCTCGGCACCCAGGTCTGGCGCGGCGGCTCGTCATCCGGCGGCGCCGGCAGTTCAATCTGCGGCGGCGGCACCATCTTTTCTGCGAGCTTTTCCCAATGCGGATTCAGGAGCGCGACGGCCGCCAGGTTGTAGACCCACAGATCGAGTGGTTCGTTCCGTCCCAGCTTTTTGTAGTAGTGGCCGATCTGCACGCCACGATCGTATTTATTCCGCTTTTCCTCATTCGTCAGCATTTTGAAATAAGTGGCGTCGTACTCCGCCTTGACGGGAAAGTGCATATAGCCAGGTCCCGGCTCAGTGAGCTTCATCCGTTCGAACAACGTGTCTTTCGCCGCGACGGTGCCAACGTGATACAAATGCACGGTCGCCCCCTTCGGCTTCGTCGGACGCGGCGGCACCAGCGGCGCGCCTGGCTGATTGCTCCCCTTGATGGCATAGCAACGCCCCCGATAGCGTCGGACAAACCAGTACGCCTCCTTCGTGTGGTGCCCGCCGGTGTCGACAACGACACATTCCACGCGCAGCGCGAGCCCGCACGCATGCATCCACTTCCGATGCAACCAGTCCGTGAGATCTTTCCAGACGAGCGGCTGCGCCGGCGAGCCAGGGAACACGCGATATTCAATGCTCCAGGCTTCTTCATCAGCCCCCCAGCCGACGATCTCCGCTTCAAGCCGGTTATCCTGCACATCGACCGACGCCGTGAGCACCAGCACGCCGTCAGGACAAATCGCCTCATATTCTTCCCGGCGCTGATAGAGCGCATCTTCCTCGGCCTTTTCTCCCTTCTCTTCCCACGTCTCTGCGAGAATCGTATTGATGAACGTCTTGAGTTGACGCATGTCTCCGGTCTTGGCCTTCTCGTTGGCCAGGATCCATTGGCGCGCGAGCTCCGCCCAGGAGAGCTGCCAGCCGTAGGGCTGATACAGCGCATTGATATGGAACGAGCGGACTGGATTGCTCGGATCCTCATGGACCCAATGCCCCTGCTCAAGCATCCCGGTCTTGTAGTGCTCTGGAATCAGGACACTACACCTGGAGCACCGATAGGCGGCGCGGTCCGGATCCGGTTCACCCTCGAACGAGAACACCAGCTGCCCCCACTGCAGATGCTGCGCGTGCCCACAGAACGGACAGGGTACATGATAGCGACCACGACTCCCGGCCTCATACTCAGGTTCAATGCGGCTGGTGTCCGCCTCGAGCGGGGTCGACAACAGAAAGACTTTCCTCCGCGAGAAGGTCGCGGTGCGCTTTTCAGCGAGATCGACCGGATGGCCTTCACCATTGACATCGAGCGGACAGCCGTCAACCTCATCGACCATCACATAGCGGGCGCTGGTGGAGCGCATCCCGACGGCGCTATTGCAGCCGATGAAATTGATGAAACCGCCGAGAAATTTCTTGCTAAAAATCGTATTGCCGCTGTCGCGAGTCCGCGCTTCCCGCACTTTTCCCTTGAGCGCCGGCGTGAGCTCCAGCATCGGCTCAACTTTTTCACTGGAGAGTTTTTTTGCCAAGTCCTTCGTGGGTTCGAACACCAGCATCGAACCGGGAGCCCGGTCGATCACATACCCCATCCAATTCACCCCGCTTTGCGTGCCGCCGATCTGCACACACTTGATGAAGACGACCTTCTGACAGAGATGCGAGGGCGACAAGCACTGCATGATCTCGCGAAGAAACGGCGTCCTGGATGTCCGCCACTGCCCGGACTCCGCGACATGCGGCGGCAACTGCACATGCGCATCGGCCCACTCATCGACGGTCTGGAGCGGATCCGGCCGGAGCCCAGACCGAAACGCCGAGGTATAGCAACGGGCATCGGCCAGGCCGCTCGTCATAGAGATTCACCCGTCCAGAAGACAACACGTCTCACTCGCATATAGTCACCGCCCCGCCACTGCTCTCAATCGCCACGATCTCCAAGGCCTGACGCAGTTCCCGTTCGAGGAGATCATGGACTTTCCGCTGATCACTCTCTGCCGCGAGAATACCGGCCAACCGCGACGGCACATTCAGGATCGCATCGCGGACCAGCCGGGCGATGCGAAACGCCTCCGCCTCGATCGCGCTCTTTTGCACCAGCGTCCCCACGCGCTCTTCATATTCCAACTCGACCAGCTTCGCCCGGAACTCCTCTTTTTTTCGCTGACTCTGAGCAAGCACCGGATCGGCCTGATCACCACCATCGTCTGCCTGGCCATGAGGATCATCACCAGCCGGCACATAGATCGGCTTCGAAAACTTCTCCCGATCAGCATGACGCGCCGCTTGCCGCAACCGATCCGCCTCCGCAAAGTCGAAC